AAATGACTTAAGCATATAGTCAGTGTAGATAGGCTTATCTACATCTTCATACCACATCATGGCTGATATAATCCAAATCATTTTTTAACTAAGCTGCCACCAAAGTATAAACCTGTTATTGCTGCTACTAAATTTGTATCAAGCGGTGTTATAACAATACCCCTAGCTGCCATAGGAACCCATTGCATTACTTCTTTGCCTTCAAAGAAAAGGAACCCAGGTTTAAATTCTAAGTACCCTACAATAACTTGCGCCTGTGGATCTATCAAAGGTAGTATCTTTGGCAATACAATGATTGCAAATATTGCAGTCAATGCAATTATTCTACGTGTCCATTGAAAACCTACGTTCTCATATTCTCTTGCTTCTCTGAAAGCTGCTGTTTGAACTTCAGCTCTCTCAAGCATCATCTTTTGTTGTGCTTGTTTTGCTTTAATACTTTGTGACCAAATGCTCATCACTCCACCCAGTACGGTAGAGCCAAGCATAGTAATCATCTCAAAGGGAATACCCATTGAAACCTCCTATGTTATTTAATTGTATATCCTGACGGTTGTGTAGATAGTTTTGGTAACTTGTCAGGCTGTTCGCCTTGTAAAATATCTTCTAAGTTTTTGTATAAATACCATACAACAGATCCTATAATGCTATCTCTAGTAAATGTTTCTGATATTTCTTTTATCGAGCAACCATACTGCAACAGCAAGGACACTGCCTTGCCAGAGCTGCGTAACTCTCGATCTAAAGTGGACTCTGATTTTTTTGTCTTTACCCATACTGCAACAGGTGTAATGCCTGTATCAGATAGCATATAATCCATTGTTGCAACGATTGGCATATCGTCAATCAGCATACGAACATTTACGGATCTCATCCTGTTTGGAATAGACATTCGAACCACGTTACTCATAATCTCTTTCTATTATCATTTCTAAGTAATGTATAGCTTTTTCTATATCTTCTCTTTTACCCTTGTATTTATGCCTGCAAACGTACTTGATTACGTTGCCTTCTGCGTATGCTAGATTATTAGCATTGATAAACTCAGCAGGTTGTATGATAAATCTTTTGTAGTGATCGCCTTTTATTTGCTTGTCCAGTGTCTTCATGGACACAATTTATTCCATCTTCCACCTTTATTCAACACCATTGGTAACAATTTTGGCTGACTGTTAATAATTATACCACAGCCTATTATGGGCCTGTCTTTAAATACTTTGTCGTAGGCAAAAGCCAGTGAGTCTTTGTCTATTAAACATCCCACCTGCATAGCCCACAAAAGCGATGAAGGGTTACCCCAATATGATATGCCATACTTTGTATGGTAGTGGCCCTGCACGTAGCAGGTTCCCTGCTTTTGTCCAACAGTCATGATGTTTGCTGATTTACCGTGATGAAAGTGTACGTCATTACCATCTGGCAATCGGATAGTAAGTTCGTTATGCCATTTCCATCCAGGACCAACCTCTAATACTTCGTTGTACCCACGCATATATGCTCTGGGTAGTCCTGCTTTGAAAGCTCTCCTGTATGCAAGTGATCCATGATTAGAATGCAGTAAGTCTACTTCAGGCCAAAGTTTTTCAATCTCATGTATTGTTCTTCTTGCTTGTTCTAACTCATCACCTGCGCTTGGCAAGTCACTATCTTGCCCATGAAAATTTAGTCCGTGCTTGTCACACTCATCGCCAATATGCACCACCCTATCAGGTTTGTATTTTCGCCTGATAGAAGAAAGGAAAGGTAGTAAATCAGGGTGGTGATATGGACAATGCGTGTCTGATATAACCAGTATGCACTTGTTTTTCATGCTTGAATTTGTACTTGATTTGCACTAGAGGTGCAAGACTACATAAGGGTACGTATAATTAGGTAGCACATTTGTAAGAAAACAGTAGTTCCTATAAACCATACAAGAGTTCTCAGTTGTTTCATATCTTTTTCAATATGACATAAATGATTATCTTTTAGAGTTGTTAGTTTTTGATCTAACAGTTCTAGTTTACCCTCTATGCGGATAATAGCTTCTCTGTTTTCTTGTTCCATTAGATAGTTTGATTAGCTTTGAAGTTTGCCCATGCAGATTTTACAGCATCAGTCCATACAGCATTTGCTACTGATTGTACTTCTGCATCTTCAGCCGATATATCCATATCAGGGTGTATAACGTGTCTATGTCTGTTACGAGATATTTCTGTACCATCTTCTTTGATAATAGTATCTGTAGCAACTTGAACAGCTTTATACTCTCCGACCACCTCTATCTTTTCTATTTTAGTTTCTTTTGTTATTGCCATTGTTTTCTCCTTTAAATTAATCTGTAAAATAAGTCATGCTAAAAGACAAAAATGGAGTTGTATTTCCATTTAAATCAGATGCAGCTATTTTTGTTGTTGCAGATGCATTTGCCGCTTTTTCAAAACTTATAGTTGAGCTACCTTGAAATAAATTAGCAGTTATACCATCACCATTTGTACAAGTTATTCTTCCAGGTCTTATTGCGGCTGAATATCCTGTGTCAAGTGAGCCAGATGCAAAAGGCAAACCAGTTAATTGTAAATTTCCTGAACCGCCTGTTGGACTTGCTACAGAACAACTTACAGCTAAAGAAACCGCTCTTCCTACTTTAGTGTAAAAACAAGTTGCAGTATTACTACTGGTCGTAAATGCAGTACCAGTAGTTCCCAAAGTTGCTGTAAATGTGCCTTCTTCATAATCATCTAATAGGTTAGAAGCAGTTGCAGTAGTAACTCCTAAGTGTACACCTTTACCTGATGCACTAAATGTTATGTTATCTGCTAGTGTTGCTCCACCATCTTTTAATGTTACACTATCAATAGCCACACCATTAGCTGATGTCTTTTCTGATATTGTATCTACTCTTATTTCACTCATGTGTTACTCCTATACGTCTTGTACGTTTGATAGCTGGTCGTTAGCTTTTAGGTCTGCATATGCAAGTTTTATTGGATTGTCTGTTGCATCTAAGCTGTAGTCGATTTTAAAGTGATCTACATGACGATTAGATATACGCATAGTTTTTTCTTTCGTTTCATCATCACGAGTGTCTTTATCTTTATAAATTAAAACATCATAGACTAATTTCCATGCAGTAGTGCCATCGTCATCTACAACCATCTTTTTAACATACGCTTCAGGTATTCTTACATAAACATCTGTAAGAACTGTACCCTCATGTGTTGTCATGTTTGCTGTTATTGCCATTGTTTTCTCCTTAGTTTAATAATTTTATATCGTTTTGTTCTAGTATCTCATTGGCTTTATCTTCACCAACTGCTGCTTTTGCAAGTTCATATACAGCATTAGCAAGCCTTTGATGTTTTTCATATTGCTGCCAGATTGCACCGTTGTGTAGTCTTTGCATACCAGTTACATTAATAAAGTGATTTGGTGTGCCATCATCTTCTCTACCAACAAGTTGTAGGTCGGCTAGTTTCTCATGATTATAAGATACAAACTTATCAAACTTAGAATCAATAACACCTTTCCCATGTGATAAATCATAAGCTCTAACTAAATGTGCATCCTCATAGGCATCATAAGTAGTTGATCCACTGTCAGCATGAAAATCTCCATCAGCATCAAAAATAAATCTACAAGTATTTCTGTTTAAAATACACACCATATTTTCATTACTATTTAATTCGGCAGAGTCACCACTACCATCGGAGTTTGTAGCTTGTAAAACTAATGGGGAGGCTTGACTTGTTGATTTACCAGTGTTACCACTTGTGCCAGCAAAATAACCTGAAAGTTTTAAACCTTCAATATTACCATTTTCTGTAATACCTGTTATAAGACAACCACCAGAGGCGGATGATTCTTTTTGAATACGAAGATAAGTGTCCGTTTCAATACCTGCACTTGTTTGTCCATGAGCAACATCAGAAGATTTCAAAGTTAAAATTTTTGCATCATTTGCGTTTTGATCTAAAGTAAGACCGCCAGCGTCACAATCGGCTGCATCTTCACCGCCTGTAG